AAGCAATTTGCCTCTCCTTTAGGTCAAGCCACCTGGCAATTCAGTGCGGGTAAAGTTAATACTGCTCGTGAGCACATTGTTCGTCAACTAACCAGCTATGGACACAAGAACCCACAGGTAGTGGTAACTAAGTGCGACGACAACACCATTTACTACAGTGTCGCTTTGAATGGCGGTCGTGTAGGCTTTACTGTTCCAGTTAAAATCGCTGGTGGCAAGATTGTTCAACCAACCATCCTATTGTGTAATGGGTCCGCCGCTTCTTTCAGCCAAGAGGGTGTCAATGAGTTGTTTGTCAACAACGCCACTGATTACGCTGCTGCTGCCGTAGCCTCTCCACAGTACGCGCTGCAACCAACCGATTTGTTCAATAACATTCGCAAGGCTTTGGCAGAAGGTAACCTAGCTGCCGCCGAAGATGCACTCAATGTGCTCTCCAATGGCGACAACAAGCAAGCCTACGCTACTGGTCTACAGATGTTTATGAACGGATTAGCCTTTAAGAAAGAGGCTTCCGCTGAAGTCAAGTGCTCTATGATGATCAAGAATTCAACTAGCGAACACCCAATCTGTGGTCATACTGGTCTACCAGTGCACAAGGTCTACCAAGACAAAGATGGTAATTGCCGTCCATTGTACCGTCAAGGCATGGATGAAACCTACGAAGGCGCCGTATTTAATAACTCCAAGATCTTCGGGTGATCTATGAAGTTAAATAGGGTAGCCAGATATCTTGAACTTAAGTATCTACTTCAGTCCGAAGCAGCTCCTCTAGCTAATGTTATGGCTAGTGTGCGTGAGGATCTGAAAAATGCTTACGAGAAATATGTCAATAGTAAGAACCCTAAGGTAGAGCCGGTCCTGCAAATGTTGGCTGACAATAAAGAAAAGTTCGCTGTCGACACAGTAAATATGATGAAAAAACTAAATGTCTTGGCGGATAAGGCAGAGCCAACTGTTTTATTTCAACACATTAATAAGATTTTAGAGTATATTACCAAGGAAAAAGCATCGGCTCGCGTTCGCATTCACGATTCCATCAAAGTCAGCAAGCAGTCCGATAAACAATATCGACAGCACGTCCTATCTAAACTAGAGATGGTTCTCTCCAATATTACCAGCATTTTAACCAAGAAAGCTCGCGTTTTGCAGGCGTTCATGCCCAAGGATGCGCTACTTAAGGGCGGACCTACCGAGCCAGTTAGAAAAGAACTGAGCCAAGAGAAGCTGCTGATGTTTATGCGTACTCCGGCTGCTCAGCAATACGGACTGGACAATATGGAAGTATTGGGCAGATTATTGCAATATAATGACTTGAGACAAAAGATAACCACCCTGATTAATGCCATTGATAGGGGACATATGCCTCGCGATGGTGCCGAAGTTATGGCGGAAGCTGCTGATATTAAAAGATTGCTGGACTTGAAAGCTGCCACTAATGAGTCATTCTTTGAGGCAGGGGAAGACGAAGCCCAAGAAGCTACCCGCCAATTGACAGATCCTGCCGAGCAATGGTCTCAACAGATGCAGCAGAAGAAAGAAGAAAGAGGCATTGAGCAACAAGAAGAGGCAGAATCAGAACAAGCTCAACAAAGAATAGCTCCACAAGTTCAACAAAGAGACGAAGAGGCAAAGCGTAGGCAGATTGAGGAAGATCGTCAGCGCCACATTCGCAGTGAAGGCAGTTCCCGTCTTCAACAAATAATGCAGAGGTACAAATGAGAATTGCAGAAATGTTAACCGCTATAGCTAATTGGCTGGAGAGTCCAGACAACGAGGCTTTACTTTTGGCAGAATATGATCAGGAATGCCTTAAGGTAGTGGCAGCTTCCTGCGTCGAAGCCGCCAATGCTCTTAAGACAGCCGCTGAGCAAGTAGAGGGTATTGAGCCACCAGAAGAGTCTAAAATCACCCCCGAGTCCATTGTAGAAATTGCTGCTCTAGCTTCTGCTTTTGATGCCTCGGGAGACCCCGAACTAAAGAAACAAGCTTCTGTTTTGGATGAATTACTATTGTCCATTGCTGCTCCTCCTAACGCTTATGCAGAACGTAAAGATTTACAAGAGCAACGCTTAGTAGAAATTAAAAAGAAATATGAGGACCCTCGCAAAGAGCTACACGATACCAACTTGATTGGTCGATCGGAGAAGGCTATTGATAAGAGCGAGATGACCAAGCAGATGAGGATCTTGGAGGCTCCGCTCAGCAGTCGCTATTGCCCGGACCACCCTGGCGTACAAATTGCCCGAGTGGGTGAGCATATGTGGCAGTGCGAGATGGACAAAAAAACTTATAACTTTGAGACAGGCTTCGAGTTGAACAGCGGTGAAAAGGTTCCTGGAGGCGATGTGGCACAACAAACCCAGGGTCTCAACGTCCCATATCACGCTATTTTCGATACCCGTGAAGGCAGATTGGGAACTAATCGATGAATCTGAAGGAAATATCTAATGAACAAACCAACTTACAAGAAAATCCTGGAACACCCGGACAAAGATGAAATTATTTCCAAGTTGGTCATTGGTATTTCCCCGACAGACATTCACGATTGGTTAAAGGCTAAATATACCAATGTTGGTGATTCTAAGTTTATTATTTCAGAGAAGATTTGTAAATCTTTTCAGAATACCTACTTAAACTTCTACCAAGATATTCAACAGGATATTGCTAAAACTAAATTAGCGGTGGCGGATGGAACAGTGGATCAACTGGACCTGGCGGTCAAAAGTAATCCCACTTACGAAGATGCTATGCTTAAATTAGCCTCCGGCGAGCTAAACGTGGAGATGATGATGGGTAAAATGGCTCTAGCCATCGAAACCCGTATCTCCCAGATTTATGATATTATTCAGGAAGACCCGCGTAATGTTAATACCAAAACTGAGAGACTATGGTCAGAATACATAGAAAAAGCTTCCAATTTATTAGATAAATACTACAAGTGGCACGAAGCCCAATCCTCTACTGTCATTCAACACAACGTGACTTTGCAAGTGGTAGATCAGCATATTTCCGTATTTCATGATGTAATTAAAGAAGTTTTGTCTCAGATGGACCTAGAGACTTCTCTCTACTTTTTGGAAGTGTTTAATGATAAAATGGCTAAGCTCAAGATGCCAGATCCCAATGCTGCCCCAACTACTGAAATGAAACTAGCCGAAGCTACCCTACTCAATGAAACTATCAATAAAAAGATTAATGAAAAATGACTGGACTAGACCTTACTGCCGAACTAGATAAACAAATCAATCAGCTCATCCAAGAGATTGATAAGGTTGGTATTGACTATAGCAAGTTTAATCTACAATCTACTACTCTTCCCGACAACAAAAAAGCTTATCCTAACTTTGACTCTTATCAATACATTCCAGGACAGCATAACGTTCACAAATGGCTACAGTCGGTACACCAACTATACAAAATGGAAAAAGAGGGATCGGGACGAGTTAAATCTATCCGTCAAGTCACTTCTGGTTGGAACATTATGGAGACCTATGATTTTCTCAACTGGCTTCGTTACTATGAATCAGGAGCGCATATGAAGTATAAAATGGCACAATTATGGTATGAAAATGGCGCTCCCGGCTATTTTTTGCACGTCAAACCAGATCCTATCAAAGAACCAGAGGCACCAGTTTCTGGTCATGACATTGATTTTGCTCGTGACAAAGCTAATGATGATGGTGAAAAACGCGAGACTATTGAAAAGCAACGCAACAAAATTATTGGTCGTCTAGATTCCGCTGAGAAACTTTTGCGTTCTCGTGATGGTCAAATGTTTGCCGGCACGGAATTAGAAGCCCTAATGGAATCTATCTATCAACTGAAGAAGAAAATTCAGTTGGTCAACAAGGTCAGCACCTCTACTCGTTTGTATGAGGATATGATTGTGCGTCAAGCTAATGTGTTGCAACGAGACGGATTTGCCAAGGCAGCTGCTTTTATGTTTGAGACAGTGGCTCAAGCTAATAATCCTCCACCAGACGGCACCGGTAAGCCGGGTGGCATTAATGTCTTGCCACCCCCAGATCCACCAGAGAGCCCCTCTGCTCCGTTGCATCCAGGTGCCCCAGGCGGATTACCATCTATGGGTCCTGGTATGTCTCAAAACGCTCCAGCGGCTACTGGCGTACCCAATGCTGGTCCCAACGACAATGCCCCCAACTTGAAGGGTATGGGTCCAGCCCCCACTGGCACTGCTGGTAATGGTGTGCCAACCCCTGTACCACAAGACGATGATATTAAGTCTCCTGGATTGAATGACTTCTTACAGAAGATTGATACTGGCAATATCACTAGCTATGATAAAAGTAATGGGGAAGATGATAATCTGGATATAGAGGACACTATAGACGTCTCCGCTATTGAAGATGAAATAATGGTGACCGAAGCTCAATTAGCTCCACCAGCAGATATTCCTATCACTGACAAGCCGGCTCCAGTCAAACCATCACGTGAAGCTGTGACGGCTCCTGCTACCGAGACTCCGTTAGAAGTAACGGAAGATGATGTAGCTCAACCACCTAAGGGTGATATGGATCCCTCTCCACAAGCTAGTAATTTTGATGCTAAGATTGATCAGGTTTTCTCCAATATCACCGTGGCTGATGTGGTTGCTAAACTAGAAGATATCTCTAAGGTCTTCAAGAACCGAGAGATTCCACGACAGCTAGGAGTAGTGGATATGATGTTAGACAGCTTGGGCTTAGCTTCCTACTTCCCTTCTTTGTCTGAAGCCACTAACAAAGCACTAGAGTCTAACAACTACATTGCTACTCGTGTAGATGACATTCTTTCCAAATTGCGTGGCGGTATGGAAGGTGGCAAGGTGGATCTCAAGGGAGAAAGCGAATCTGATCGACCCGAGGTTTCCGGTATCAAAAACAAACTAACACAAGACGCTGATAAAGAAAAGCAACGTAAACAACAAAGAAAAGATCAGGAAGCCTCTGAACTAGCTGGTGGACCCAAAGCTCCAGGTGCCGGCAAAGAAACTCCTGAAGTAGAAATGGCAGAAGACTTAGGTCTCAAGCCACCAGCTCGTGCTCCGGCAGCGCCAGCTCCTAGACCATTAGCCTAACACAAAGCAAATGAATGAAACTTCGCGAACCCTCTATAGATTTTTGTGTGTATAAAATTACCAATTTGGTGAATGGAAAGATCTATATTGGAAAAACATCAGACGCCGATGAGCGCTGGGAAAAACATCTTAAAATTGCTAGAAATAAAGAAGATAAGGCTTATCAATATCTTCATAAGTCCATAAATAAATATGGAGAAGATAATTTTAAAGTTGAAGTATTAGATAATGGGCTTACTGAAAAAATAGCATTTGAGAGAGAAGAATTTTGGATTAGAACGTTTGATTCGCAAAATGATAACATAGGTATGAATCTAACGGCAGGTGGTGAGGGGGCTACCGGATTAAAATGGACAGAAGTTTCGCGTGATAAAATTCGTGGAGAAAATAATCATAATTTTGGTAAAGAGATAACTCCAGAAGTTAAAGCTAAATTATCGGCTGCCCTGTCTGGTGAAAACAATCCATTTTATGGTAAAACTCATTCAGATAAAACTATTGAATTCTTAGCAAATAGAGAGGTTGCTGAAGAAATACGAGAAATTATTAGTCTTGGTTGTAGGGGCGAAAAGCAATGGAATGCCAAATTTTCTGACAATGATATTTTAGAAATAAGAAGAAAATGGGATAATAAAGAGTGTAGTCAAGCAGAATTGGGAAGACAATATGGCGTCAAGAGAAATACTATAAATCAAATAGTAAATAGAAAAAGATGGACGCACATATGAAATTACGTGAATTATTGCACAGTATGCAGCAGACTGCAATTAAAATAGGGGCGTCCACACCGATGATTTGCGGAGGTACGCCTCGCGATCGTTTTATGGATCGTTTGGATAATATCGCGGATATTGACATTACCACTGGCGATAAGACGGTAGATTATTTATCTCAAGAATTTTATTTGGATCTTCGTAAAGAATACAACGCTACTCGTACTACCGCCAATGATGGTCATAGCACCATTCATCTGGGTAGCTTTAAGATGGATTTTTCTTCCAATTTTAATGTTCCAGGTATTGAGCAGATGCTAATTAACCAAGGCATCAAGGCTCCTACCAACATGCAAAAAGAAATGTTCAGTCGAGACTTTACTTGCAACGCCTTGCTATTGGATTTTGATCTTAAAAATGTTGTCGATCCCACTCATCGAGGATTTCGGGATATCAAGGAGCGTGTCATTCGTACTTGTTTGAGACCAGAGATTACTTTAACCAACAGCAAGAACCGAGTCATTAGGGCAGTCTATTTGGCTGCCAAGTTAGATTTCAATCTTGATCCGGCTATTATTGCTTATGTTCAACGGCATCCCGAGGTAGTTAAAGTGGCAACCAATAAGGTGATGGTGGAAAAAATGAACGAAGCTTTTCGTCGCGATCCCGATAAAGCCAGTCATCTATTGACTCAGATGAATTTATGGAATCAAGTTCCTATTCCTGAGGCAGTGGTTCCCTACTACCAAAAACATTTGCAAGGAAATGTCAAGAAGGCTTATTTTCAGGGCGGCGGTGGTGTCAATCTACCTACACCGGGCAAACCAAAATATAAGGTGGAACCTTCTATTACCGTTCAACCACGTTTTGTAGAGCCTTTTTATCGTAACTACGATTTATACGATGTGGAAGGGCTTAATGGTCCAGCCAAGCACGGTCCCGGTTCTGGCTGGAATCATATGGATGAGTTCAAGAGTGTCAAGGATTTTCTCGACTTTCGTCGTCAAAAATTGAAGGGCAAGTATGTAGCAGAGGATACTTATATTACCGAGCAAAATCATCAAGACCGTGAAGATAGAATGAAGCTTCGTGCCGATTTACTGCATGGACTGACTAAGACTGCTGCTGATGAAAACGACGGACCCAATTTCGATTATGGTGATGGCGCCTATACCGCTATGAGCGAAGGTAAGAAAATAAAGACTATTACCGACGCCCCTCATAAGAGTCCTGGCGCTTTCTTTGCCGATGACAATGAAGATCATATGATGCCTCCCAAAGAACACGGCACTGGCATTTATGATTGGAAAAATAGCCCGTATCAAAATCTCAAAAAAAATAAAAGCATCACCCAATATAGAAAAAAGCACGACAAGAAATATCATGCCGATGACGTCAGTCAGTTAGATTTTCCTATTGATGAACAGGTCACCCCTATCATCGGAGACTCGGAATCTTACCAATCCCCTATCCAGCTCGGACCCTCGGGACCGGCTGATACCACAATTTCCCCCAACCAGGTCAATTTAGGAGATACCGAAGACTACCCTAACGGTGCCCAGCTGGGTGGCTGGCTGGATAAGTATTTGCCGCATAATGATTTCGATGACAAAACTCCTGCCGATTTGGACTTTGGTCGCGATTATACCGACGAGTTTGATTATCAGGGCGGCAGACCTTACAGTCCAGAAGACCAGCCTAAGGCAGTTAAGGAACACAAAGAATCCGATAAATTGGATGATTTAGAAAAGAAATATCTCAGCCTAGCTCCAACTCACGGTTTATATGGTTTGCCGGATGGGGTAGATTTGCCGGATGAAGACTTAGGCGATCCTACCAATATTAACCCAGATTTTGGTACTACCGATGTGGGAGTCACCATGTACGAAGATAAATGGAATATTTAACCTGCGATTATTATTACATATCTAAGCATATAGTATAAGTAAAACAGCTCTAGAGGTACCTCAATGTCATTACAGTCAGAAGCACAGTCATTAGTTGTTGATCTATCGGGAGCTATGCCGATGGATGTAAATCCTATAGAAATGATGCCCTTGGAAGTTTCTGATCCACATGAGCATCTAGAATCTCATGAGCCTCATGAGCACGGTAGCCATGAATCAATGGAAGTGGCAGAGCCGGGTGAAGTGAGTATTGTCATCGAAGAGTTGCCAGGCGCCCCAGTTGGAACCAAAGATCCAGAGCCAGAACCAGTGATGGAAGTGGCTGATGAGCCGGGACCTAACGCTGCCGATGATAACGAAGCTAAGAAATCCAAGAAGGATCCTAAGTGGGATTGGGAAGCTCACGGACCTCATGGTTTTATTGCCTGGGTCAAGAGTCGTTGTGATGATGTTCCCAAGCACTCCGGTTATGATACCGCAGGTTTGGAACGAGCCGTCGCTTATTTGGATAGACTAGATGGTGAAATTTCTCGTGCTATGCGTATGGACTTGGACGGTGAATTGGACGCTAATCAAATCGAAAAAGTGCGCGCCATGATTGATGATGGCGTAGCTAGATTGCATGATCGTTTGGATAAGGTCAAGAAAGTCAAGAAGACCAAGCGTAGCAAGAAAAAGGCTGAGATAGAAAATGATGAGATTCTTGTTAAAGAAGCTCAGAAGATTACTGGTGTGCAGGGCATTTTTGTCACAGTGGATCTATTGACTTCTCGCATCGCTCGCGTTTGTATCAACGGTATGGTTTCAGCCGGTCATGACATCGATGACCTGTTTGATCGACAAGCCAAATACTACAACCTAGACAAGGGACAAAGGGCAGCCGCTATGCAATTATTGTTTGATATGGGCTATCCACTACGTCAAGATCGTGGCATTCCACCAGATGAAGATTTGCATGTCGAAGATAGCGACAATATGGATTGGGCAGCTAACTACAAAGGATAATTATGTCGAAATATACTCGATATCAAGGGGTTGTCAATAGACAATCCGATGAAAATATCAGTGAGGATCACTGGCTTAATCAATTCCAAAAAACTTTGGAAAAGGGAGCGGTACAACCTCGACATCAGCAATCTCTTTTTGAGCAAATCAATTCTATTATGAACACCAAATCTAAGTATCCTTCTGTGGAAGCGGCAGTAGAGGATATGAAAGAGAGAAGTGGATTGACTGCTTATCTCACTCAGGTTCAAGCGGAAGTAGAAAATACTCCAATCGTCAAGACTAAGACAGCGGCTGATGTTAATAACGCTATGAAAAAGCGTATTCCTGTGGTTATTCAGAAGCATCCGCCAGTCTTAAAGACCTTAGAAAATTGCATTCGAGATTCTAAGGGCAATCTTCCAATTCCAGCTATCATCGAACGAGTCCGTTCCATTCATCAAAGCGATGTGTCAGACGCTAAGGACTGGGATCAGGACGAACTGGCTTTTCTGGTCAGTGATCTTAACTTAAAAGCTAAGCAAAACAATCCAGACACTTATCAAGATTATAATAATCTGGGCAGTCGAGATTCCGCCTCAGATTCGGAAATTGATCCGTCTAATACTGATGCATTTTATGCTTTAAGTCCAGCGAAAATTTAACTCCTTTGCACTTACCCAAGGGGTTTTGACCCCATTATCATGACGACAGATAAAGAATTATTCCTAAAACTCAAGAAAGACCTTTTATATCTTGACCCAGTTGCCTTTGCCGAGGAGCACCTCACTCTGGACGGCAAAGATTTTACCTTACATGGCAACGGATACAAGCCGTTCGCAGATATTTATCGTTATATCGGAATCAAAGCACTAGAGCCCAACGCTAAACCAGTTATTATGGTCAAGGGTCGTCAGGTGGGAGCTACCACTATGGCTAGCGTGCTAGAAATGTATTTTATGGGGTCCGGTATTTTCGGTGGCAATGATAAACCGCCTATTCGTGTTATTCACGCTTTTCCTCAATTGGAATTAGCCGCCGCTTATTCTAAGACCAAACTCAATCAAATGATCGTTTCGGCTAAGCCAGCCCTCATTCAAGAGAAGAAAAGCGGCAAACCCAAGTCTTGCATGCAGATTTTGTTAGATCAATCTACCGCCACCAACGACTCTTTACACTTTAAGCAATTTATCGGTGGCAACCATTTGTGGGTAGAGTCAACTGGCATCGACGCTGATCGTATTATGGGTCGTACCGCTGACGTTATCTTCTTTGACGAGGTGCAGAAGACTACCGGTCAAGCTATCGGAAACGCCCTCAAGATTTTAACTACTGCCAAGTATGGTCGTCCTTCTAAGGGAGTGCAGATTTATTTCGGAACTCCTCGTCGTAAGGGATCTGATTTCCACAAAATGTGGATGGCTTCCTCCCAGCAGTATTTTTATTTGGGCTGCGCTGGTTGTAAGGAGCATTTTCCTTTGTATACTCCGGGCTCTGATGATTGGCAGAAAATTTGGATTCACGGTTTTATTGTTAAGTGCCCTCACTGTGGTTTTGAGCAAAACAAATTAGAAGCCGCCGAGCGTGGTAAATGGGTTGCTCTCAAGAATCCAGATGACGAAGATTGCACTATGATTGGGTTTCATATCAATCAGCTATACATGCCTATGTTTTCTCGCGAAGACATCACCAATGAAATGCCTGGCATCCATCCAATTAACACTGAGCGCGTCTTCATGAATGAAGTTCTTGGAGAGTTTTTCCAAGGCGATTCCAGCCCCATTACCCCCGAAGAAATTGCCGAGAAGTGCGCTGATGTGGGACGTAAGTTTCGCGCTCGCATTGATTTGAGTCGTGAAGAAGAAAAAAATCAATTAGTCATTATGGGAATCGACTATGGCGCTCGCGCTGATTTGGAGCAAATTGCCAATCCTGACAAAGTGGTCAATCGAGGTCAATCTTATAGCACGGCAGTTATTTTGTCTTGTAAGGGTCCTGGGCGCCTGGCTATTGAGTTCTGTCTCAAGTTTAAGCGCAATGATATGGAAAGCAAGAAAGGCATTATTGACCAGATGATGAGGCAGTATGGCGTTCAGCTGGCGGTAGGAGACATTGGCTTTTCTAACGATTTTTCGGCTATGTTGCACAATGTTTATGGGGACAAATATCTGGTTTCTCGTGCCCATAACCGCGTTAACGGACACGTTAAGTTTACCACTGACGCTTTTCCTAAAGAAATAGTTTTTGAGAGAGACCATTATATTGGTGAATTATATGACCAAATGAAAAAGGGAATGATTAGATTTCCATTTGGTGATTATGAAAAGGTAGCTTGGTTAATAGAGCATTGCGCTAGTATGGAAATCAAACCAGCTATTTCCAGGGGTGGAGATCCCAGTATCCATTATGTTAAGGGCAGTACTCCAAACGATGGTTTTATGGCATTATTGAATGCCTATATTGCTTATAAGTTTTTAATAACGGGAGGATTTACCAATAACAATCCTATTTTGCAGGACCAGAGTTTTAAGCAAATGAAACAGGTATTGGCAGTTACCGGTGTTGTTCGTCGTAGATTTTAACTAGTAATATTAAGTTCCTTGATATATTATTAGTTAAGTATAGTATGAGGCATCGTGGAATAGAGGACTCATGGTTGTTGATAAATCCACCAAAAGATGGGTAGGACCATCTAATTCCGAACAGTATATGGACAAAAGATCTACTGTTCCTCAAGTTAGCGCCATAATGGCGAGTAGCGTTTCCCAAATTAGGAGACAGGGCATTTCTGACGAAGTCGATCAGGGATTGTTTCGTGATGGCTCCTCCCAAAGGTTTATTGAAAATGGCACCACCGCTAATTCAGTGGTAGCCTCTTCTGTTGGTCTAAAGAAATACGGTCAAGTGGTCAGCAGCGTGGGTGGTATGTTTCGTGGCGTTCACGGAGATACCGTCAAGCAAACTCCCGAAGTTTATTCTCCTTTATGGCTCAATTCTAATCTCAATTTGCCGCGAGACCGTGCCACTATTAATGCTTGGTGTCGCAGCTTCTTTGCCCTCAACCCATTTGTTCACAATGCTATCTGTTTGCATAGCACTTACCCAATTAGCAAACTCAACATCAAGTGTCCTAACAAAGATATCGAGAAATTTTTCAATGATATGATTGAAGAAATCGATTTGATGAACATCTGCGTACAAATTGCTCAAGAATACTGGCTACTAGGCGAAGCTTTCGTTTATGCCGAGTTAGATGAAAGTAAGGGTAAGTGGAGTCGTTTGATGATTCAGAATCCAGATTATATGATCGTCAAGCGCACTGTAGTAGCTAATGAACCTATTATTATGCTTCGTCCTGACGAAAATCTGAAGAAGATTATTTTCTCCAACCGTCCGACTGACATTGAACAGCGTAAGCAGCTTAACAACCACATTATCGACTCGGTCAAGCGTGGCGAGAATATACCTCTAGATAACTTCCACGTCTCTCATTTGGCTCGTAGAATTAGTCCTTACGAAATCAGAGGCACCGGACTGCCTGTTTGCATTTTCCGTCAGCTAATGTTATTCGATAAGTTGCGTGAATCTAAGTACGCCCAAGCTGATAATATGATTAACCCACTAACTTTGGTCAAGATTGGTTCGGCAGATTACAAACCTACCCATGCCGACATCGAGTCTTTCAAGGCTATTTTCGAGGAAGCGCAATACGACAAGGACTTTAAGATTTTCACTCACGATGGCGTGACGGTGGAAAGAGTGGGTTATGGTCAAGGTATCTTTGATATCTCTGGCGATATCACTCAGATCATCAAGGAAATCTACGTCGGTTTGCAAGTACCACCAGTGCTAATGGACGGCGGTGCCGATACCACTTATGCCAATGGTGGCGTGGCTTTAGACGTACTTCGTCAGCGTTATATGCAATTTAGAAATATGATGAGTCAATGGCTTAAGCGCAAGATTTTCGCCCCCATTTCCAAGATCCAAGGATTTTACGATTATTCTGGCGGCGAGAAGCAGTTGATTGTCCCAGAAATCGACTGGAACCATATGTCCTTGTTTGACGCTGGAGACTTTATCCAAGGTCTGATTACTTTGACTACTGGTGATGATAGCGCTAAGCGCGCCTCTCTACATACCTTGTATCGTTCCTTGGGTATGGAATACGAGGATGAGCAACGCAAGATCCGTAAAGAAGCTATTCAGAATGCCATCAATCTAAAAGAGAAGGCAGCTTTGGCAGCTATGGACTTAAGTACTCTTCGTGCCATCGATGAAGAAGATGAAATTCATGAGCCAGAAGGTGCTGCCAAACCACAAGCCGATGCCCCATTACCAGGTGAAACTCCAGGTGGTGCACCGCCTCCAGGTGGCGGAATGCCAGGTTTGGATCTGGGACCTCCTCCCAGCCCCGGTGGCGGTGGCGGACCCCCACCACCTCCTCCAGAAGCTCCACCAGCCCCACCAGGTGGTGGCGGCGCAGGAGCAGGCGGACCAGCAGCCCCACCTCCTCCACCAGCTAAATAACAGCATTACGCCCCGACGTATGGATAATAATGTATTATTTTACTGATTCCATTATGTAAAGGGTATACTATGCAGAAAACTGCTCAAAGTGCAAGACAAACCGGGAGAGGCTTTTTCAATAAATTGAGAGAGACGACTAATATCAGCGGCATGGCTGCTGAAAAGTTTTTTACTCCACAATTCCAAGAAGTGATGGATAGCATTCGTCAGGTGGATGGTAATGTCCGCTCTATTGCTACTGGTAAAGCCGTCGATGGCGGTGAGCCGGGTGAAGATTCTAGTAGTATGAAGGACCTACTCAAGCAGGCTAAAAGCAATATCAATCGAAATGAGTATATGACGGCAGTAGGTCAGCTGGGTCGATTTCATAAAAAGGTAGCTGATATTGTGGCTCAGTTTAAACTTTTAAATACCACCGTTGATAAAGTGCATCATCAATTTCTGTTTGATAAAATCGATGAGAAAGGGAAAGACGACACTATCAAGCATTTGCGTGATTTACAAAAACGAATGGCAGAAACCGAGCGACAAAAATTAGTAAAAGAAGGCACCTTCGCAGATTTCCTATATAAAGTGCTTAGACCAGACGAGAGGGGTAAGGCTCTTCGTTTTTATGAGAAGCGTTTCCCGAAAGAATACAGAGCATTGAAAGTTAACACTGAAAAGTTATTGACTAGCTCTGAGAATCTTTACAATCAAGTTATTACTTCTCTGAAAGAAATGGCATCAGCTCGTGCCAAGCGTGATGTTAATAACTACGTTAAATCTTTTGAAAAAATTAACGGTAAGTATTCGGGATACGATACCCAATTTAAAGAGTATTACGCCACTAATATTAAAAAGTGGGAAGATTTTTTTAAGGAACAAGCGGCTCAGGAACCGGGACCTACAGCTAAGATGCCAGATGCTAATTTGGGTAAGCAAGAAATTCCTGATTTAGATCTACCAGCTTCTAAAGTTCCAGTTGCTCCCGGTGTTTCTACTACCGGTCCAACTACTCCTGCCCCACCGCCCAATGGCTCCTTTGATCCAGAAAACTTAGGTAATATCGGTTTTCCGCGTCTACCATCTAATCTTGGACCAGCGGTTCCTATTACTCCACCACCAGACACCGATCCTAATATGACTCTACCGCCAGATACGTTTCATAGACCAACTCCGACCATGATGGGTGTAGCTCCTCCAGCCAACAGACAACAAACTATTGGTTATAAACCGATCTCTAAAATTCCTAAACCACCCGGCGCTCCAGGTAATCCAGGAGCATCTGTTCCGGTTGAAGGGTTGCCTCCTTTCCGAGCACATAGTCGATTCGTGGAGTCTTTACAATCACTCTCGCAAGAAGAGCCTCGCGTTCTTGCCGCTTACATCAAGAAGTACGCTCAATCTATCCAAGAAAAAGATCTAGCAACTGCCATTAAATTATTTGCTTTAGTCAAGCAAATTACCGGATAATTGTTGGAGACATCATATGGGTAATATGGTTCAGCGTGTTAAAACAGATGTTTCCGAGCCGCAAATGGCAGCTGCCATTATTGACGGTTGGCAGCAGCTTTTTGGCACCAAACCAGTCAAAGAACAAGTGGCACTCATTCTATCTCAAAACTCTTTAGAGAC